GTTTACGACTCCTAGTAGTCTTGCAGAAGCAACTTTCGGAACAGGCACAGTAAGACTAGCAGGAACATGTAAACTAGTTAATGCTCCCGACGGGTCGTTAAGTGCTAACGAAATGTCTATTATGGGACAATTAACTAACGGTACACAAATTAGACTTAAAAAACTCTATAATCGAATAGCTATTGATTTCTCTGGTAACAGATATAAATGGGCAATAATCGATGACTCAACAACTACATTGTTATTGTTAACAGCAATTTAATTATTGGAAAGTAAATGAAAGTTTTAAATGTCAGTAACGGCGACTATAAAGTTACTGTTCAAGATGGCGGCACTATAATCTTAAACACCGGTAGTAGTACCGGTGAAGTGATTATCACCGGTGATCTAACTGTACTTGGAGTTACAACATCTGTTCAAACTACTAATATGGAAATTGAAGACAATCTCATTGTCTTGAATTTAGGAGAAACAGGTAGTGTTGTAACAGAAGGAACTTCAGGAATTGAAATCGAAAGAGGCACAAGCTCGAATCCTTCTTTTGTATGGGACGAATCGATTACAGCCCTTGTTCCGGGTCTAGGTGCAGTTGCAGGAGCATGGGTTCCTAGAAGAGCACCTGGTGTTACTAGCGCAATTAGAACTCAAAGCATTGACACTGCTGGAGGAAATCTACACTTAATTAGTACAGGTTCCTCCGGCTTTATTACTGTTACAGGCACATCGAACTATCAAAGAAATATTTTAACTTATGTCGACACCGTAAGTTATAATCCAAGTTTTGGAGTTACTGTAACAGACCCTGACAGAATTCCTAATATGAAAGCAGTTGCAGATTACACTAATGGTACTCTAGCAACTTATGTTCCGCCTTTATTTGGTAGTGGAGATACAATAGGCGAAGCATTTGATACAGTAGCGTTCCAAGGAACAGGATCTATATCTGGAACAACTTTAACAATTTCTACTGTGACATTTGGTTTATTAGAAGTAGGCGATTCTGTTACCGGCATCGGAGTTACTCTAGGAACAACGATCACAGGCGCTTTAACAGGTATTGGTGGCGTTGGAACTTATACAGTGAACAATAGTCAAACTGTAGGACCTATTACTGTACAATCAGGAGATGCTACTAGTCAATTTACATTTAAAGTAGATAATACATTAGAAGTTACTATTGATGCTAACGGAATGTTAGTAAACAATTTGAGACTAGACACTAATACAATAAGTAGTACAAGCAGTAGAATAACATTAGATCCTTTTGATAATGAAGTTAGAGTAGACGGATATGTTACTTTAATTGATCAAGGTAGCGATCCTACATTATTAGCAGGTAGCGCAAGAATTTATACTAAATCAAGCGTCGGCAGCGGAGATACAGGTTTATATTTTGTTAATAGTAGAGTAGATACAGATGGATCAACTGTGCTTACACTGCAAGAAGAACTTGTTAGTAGAAAAAGAGCTTTGTTATTCAGTTTTATATTTTAAGGAAGAACAATGGCAATTAACAGTGCTAATATTAACAATAGCAATACAACAGTATATACCAGTAGCGGTAACAATGCTGTTACTTGCATGTGGGTTTGTAATGTAGATAATCCTCCAGTGTCTAGTGCTGATTTAACATTACATTTTGTTAAACAAGGCGATCCTATTACAAATACAAACATGGTAGTAAATGCATTACCAGTGCCCCCAGGTGAAACTGTAGTGTTTGATGCAGAAAAAATTATTATGGATAACGGAGATAGAATTGTAGCTAGTGCAAGTGCAGCAGGATTGTTAACTTTTACTATTAGTACAATTCAAGTATAATGAGATATCTACGTAAACAAATTTTAAACAGAAATGTTGTAACAGGACAACAATCGCTTTACATTGACATCAATGGTGAAGCAGTAATTGATCAGCCATACAGCTTGTTAATTCCAAAAGGACCGGAGTCAGATCGTCCTAGTTCTCCTGTTACAGGTATGCTTAGATTCAACACTACTACAGGCGAGTTTGAAGGGTATCAATCTGGTAATTGGAGAAGTTTACGTTATAAAGAACCAGGTGGTATAGTAGTACAAACATTAAGCGAAGTAGGTGACGGATCTACAGTAATATTCGGACCATTAACTCCTAACCCATTAAGTACATTGGTCGCACAATCAGGTACGTCATGGGATTTAACTCAAGCAGCTAAAAACATTATCGTACTAGTTGAAAATGTTGTACAAATTGCTGGAGTAAACTATCAACTAATTCAAAACCCTGCTGGAAACTATGGAGGTAACCCAGGTGTAGATATGCCCGATGGTGTTTATTTACAATTTGGTTCAGCTGTTCCGGCAAACAAACCTGTACATATTCTACATAATTTTGATCGTTAAAAACCAATAAATACTGTATTGGAGCGTTAAATGGCTAATACAGTAGGTAAAATCTCAGGACAAATGCTAGAAAGCAATCTCTTACGTAGAGATATGCAGTCCGGAGATGAAAATTTAGCTTTTGAAACAGATCTTCTATATCTAGATGTATTCAATAATCGTGTCGGAGTAAACACTGACACTCCGTTTCGACAACTATTAATAAATCAAGATTTTAAAACAGAACATCTTGTAGTAGACAATCTTTTTACAGTTCCAAACTTTGAAATCTCAGGCAATCTAATATCTAACACAGATGGCAATATTCTTATTGAATCTGTCGTTTCTATAGGTGCCGGCGGTATAGCTACCGAAGGAATTATAATCGATGCAGGATTTATAAAAAGTAGACGTAGCAATGAAGATATTGATTTAATTCCAGCAGGCTCAGGCGAAATACAGTTTTATTCTAATGTAGAAGTAAACGGTAGTTTACATGCAACAGGAAACATTACATTTGATGGCAGTGTAGTTTTAGGCGATGATGATACAGATAATATAGTTTTTGCAGCTGATTTAGCAGGAGACTTAGTTCCAGATCTTGACTTAACATACAGTTTAGGAAATGAAAATAAAAAGTTTTCAAACATTAACACATTGTTAGTCAACGGAATCGATTACACAGCATCAGGCACAGTTGTCGGCGGTGTTGATCTTGCACTTAGACCTGGTAACATATGGTTTGTAGCAGAAAATGGTGACAATGCATTTACCGGAGATCACGAGAACGGCCCTTTTAGAACTGTTGAATATGCACTGAGTCAAGCTACCGCAGGCGATACTATTGTCATCTATCCTGGTACATATATGGAATATTGGCCATTAGTAATTCCAGCAGGAGTTACTATTAAAGGTTCAGGAATTAGATCAACAAAAATTATTCCTCAAGCAGCAACAAACGATCAAGATGCTTTCTTATTAAACGGAGAAACATCAGTAAGTGATCTAACTATTGCAAATTTTTTCTATAATAGTACAACTAATACAGGATACGCATTTAAATTTGATAACAATTTTACAGTTACTTCAAAAAGTCCTTACATTCAAAATATTTCAGTTATTACAGAAAACGAAAGTAGTTTAGCATCTGCTGGCCGCGGCGCATATATTGATGGTAGCGTAGCCAATGCTGCCAGCGAAGAAGCCAGTATGTTATTTCACAGCGCGACCTTTATCACTCCCGACGCTGATTGCATCATAATGAAAAACGGTGTAAGAGTTGAATGGCTAAACTGTTTTATCTATTTTGCTAACATAGGGCTGTATGCTGAGACTGGTCTGTCAGGATTTGCAAGTTTAGGATTAAAATACGGAGCAGAAGTAAGAAGCATTGGCAGTGCAAATGTATACGGTAATTACGGTGCGTGGGCCGACGGCGATTTTACGCTGATGTATCTTATAAATCATAATTTTGCTTATATAGGAACAGGATTAGACAGTAATAACGACCCTTCCGCAGCTATTCAAGCCAATGAAGTAGTTCAATTAAACAACGGAAAAATTTATTATCAAAGTGTTGACCATAAAGGCAATTTTAGAGTAGGCGATAAATTATTAATTGAACAAACTACTGGCGCTATTACATTTACATCAACAAGTGTTACAGCTACTAATCTCACAGTAACAGACGGTACAAACACTAGTTACATTGATAAAACTGAAGTTACTACAGGTAATATAACCTTTAGCGGGAACACAATACAAAGTAATGCAGGTGCAATAAATTTTGCTCCTACTAATTCTGCTTACAATCTAAACGCAAACTATACAGGTCAGTCACTAACCACAGATAATTTGACAATTAGTCAAAATATAATTTTTGGTAGTAACAGCACTAATACAACTGCAATAAATGCACAAATAAGTTCCAGCATTGTTCCTACTTCCAACTATTTTGATTTGGGGTTAATTACAAATAAATGGCGTGACTTATATGGGTCTGCTTTATTATTTGAAGATATTAGGATAGATACAAATGTAATTAGTACTACTCTAAGTAATAGTAATTTGGATCTAGATGCTAACGGAACTGGAAGTATTGTTATTTCTGATAGTGCTAGTATATATGACGATTTTACTATAAACGGTATTACAAATTTTAGTAACACCACAGTTGTCGGAAATATTACTACAAACGACACAAATATTAATAATTTTTTAACTGCTGTTAAATTTTATAATAATAATATACTATTCGAAGATAATTTTATCTCTACCGTACAAGTTAACGATGATTTAAATTTATATGCTAACGGTACAGGGTTCGTAAATGTTACTGATAGTTTATCAGTTGACCAGTCTTTTACAGTCAGCGGAACTACAAATTTACAAACTAGCACTATAAATGAAATAACAATTAATGGTTTATTAAATGTAAGTAATACTGTTCAAGGAACTATTTTACAAACAGATAATATTCTAATTAACGATAATTTTATATCAACTACTGTATCTAATAGTAGTTTAGAATTAAGAGCCAACGGAACAGGATTTGTTAATATCACTGATAGTTTATCAGTTGATCAGTCTTTTACAGTCAATGGAACTACAAATTTACAAACCAGTACTATAAATGGTATAACAACGATTAACGGTATACTAAACATCAGTGACACTGTTCAAGGAACTATTTTACAAACAGATAATATTCTAATTAATGATAATTTTATATCGACTACTGTGTCTAATAGTAGTTTAGAATTAAGAGCTGATGGTACAGGGTTTGTTAATATCACTGATAGTTTGTTAATTGATCAATCTTTTACAGTTAGCGGAACTACAAATTTACAAACTAGCACTGTTAACGGATTATTAGATATAGATGGAACAGTAAATGTAACTAATACCTTTCAAGCTTCGGCTCTTCAAACTGATGACATATTGATTGATGATAATTTTATTACTACAACATTGTCGAATAGTAGTTTAGAACTCAGATCTAATCTTTTAGGGGGAGTAATATTTGATCAAACAATTAAATTCTTTAACGGAGAACTGTCTAATATTTTAGTTTCTGGTACTGAGTCAGAAAGATCAATAATATTTCAACCTATAACCGGGCAAAGTGTTAATATTAACGCTAACACTGCGTTAAGACTTCCATTAGGAAATGATACTACACGACTCCTGTCAGCATCGGGAGAAGTAAGATTTAATAATATAACTAGTAGGTTTGAAGGTAGACTGAGTTCAGGAAATAGAAACTTCTTTGGATTATTTGATATAGATGCTAATACTGGCATCACAGCAGAACTTACAATTGGAAATAATGATGATACAATTAGAATGTTAATAAACGGCACAACACAGGCTACGATTAATAATCAATCATTGACTATTAATAATAGGCTAGTAGTAGATCAATTAAGATTTGATTCAAATATAATAAGCACTTTTAATTCGAATGCTGATTTAGAATTAGATAGAAGTGGAACAGGAGTACTTCAGTTTAAAGACGATCTTACAATTACAAATAATAGAATTCAAAATATAGCTAATAATGCAGTGACTCAAATTATTTCAACAGGAACAGGCTATGTAAAATTCGATGGTAATACGACTATTATAATTCCTACAGGTACAAATGCACAACGACCAGCCGGAACTCCTACTGGAGCTACGAGATGGAATATCGAAGAATCCTATTTAGAAGTTTGGAACGGTTCTACTTGGATTGTAGCATCTGGTGGTGGAGCGACGATTTCCGAAAGTGAGATGGGAGAAATCTCCGACGAATGGGCCTTGATATTGGGCTAACAATAAATACTAAAAACGGTGAAAAATCATGGCTTTAGGTAAAATTTCTGGACCACTTCTTAAAGAAAATCTACTAAGAGATGGCGTCGACTTGGCGTTTGAAACCGATCTCTTATATATAGATGTTAATAATAGAAGGGTAGGAATTAAAACTAATGCTCCTACACACGATTTAACAGTAAATGGAACTACAAGAACTACTAACCTTGAAGTAACAACTTTAGCTACATTAGGTAATGTTGTCTTAGACGGCAATAGAATTTACAGCAATACAGGAATCCTTGAGTTTAATCCTCCAACCGGAGGCCAAGTAGTTTATCAAAATAAACTGCTTGTAGATAGTATAGAAATATCTCAAAATAGAATTAGTACAATAGATTCTAACGCCAATTTAGAGTTTATGGCTAACGGTACTGGTACTATCAACCTAAATAGCAACACAGAAGTATTTGGAAACTTGCATGCCACAGGAACTATAACCGCAGACGGTGATTTACAAATTGGTGATGCTGATACAGACAACGTAGTTTTTAATGCTGAAGTAGCTAGTGATATTTTACCTGACATTAATAACACTTATCAGTTAGGAAGTGCAACTAAACGCTGGGCAGATGTATGGGTAGGAAGTTTAAATGCCGGATCTGTAACTACAGGAGAAATTACTGTTGATGGTATCGATATTGCATTAAGACAAGGTAACATATTCTATGTTGCAACAAATGGTGACGATGGGAATTCAGGAACACATCAAAACGATCCATTAAGCAGTATTGGTCGCGCATTAGATTTAGCTACTGCTGGTGATACGATTTATATCTATCCAGGAACATATTCCGAAACTATGCCATTGATTGTTCCTGCCGGAGTCACAGTTAAAGGTGCAGGTATACGTTCAGTAACGATTCAACCAGACAGTGACGTGACAGTGGATGTATTTTTACTTAACGGTGAAACTACTATTGAGGATTTAACGGTTTCTGGTTTTGAATTTGATGCCGGAACTAACACAGGATATGCCTTTAGATTCGCTCCTGGAATGACAGTAACTAGTCGTAGTCCTTACATAAAAAATGTAACTGTGACTACAGCAGGTTCTACAGTAAGACTTTCAACTAATCCGGTAGATGATCCAAGGGGATTTTTAGCAGGCGATGCTGGTAAAGGTGTTTACTTAGACGGTAGTATTGTCAACGCTTCTAGTAAAGAAGCAAGTATGTTATTTCATAGTGTAACATTTATCTGTCCAGGAGTAGATGCAGTAACAGCTATCAACGGTGTCAGAATAGAGTGGTTAAGTTGCTTTACTTACTTTGCTGACAGAGGCCTTTATCTTTTAGGAGGAACATCTGGATTTGCTAGTGACGGTAAAACAAGAATTAAAATTATTAACACTACTGGAACTTTTAATGTAGGCAACACACTGACCTATTACGATACAGACGGTACTACTGTTTTAGCTAGTGGTGTAATTGAAAGTATCGACGGTGATTTTTTTGTTATCGACGGTAAAGTTCCAGGATTCGAAACACTAACAGATAGAGACCCAAAAACTGTTACTGTAAATGGAAATGCTAAACTTAAAACCGCAGTCAAAAAATTTGGAGTTAGCAGTTTAAGATTAGACGGGGTTAACAGTTATCTATCTTTAGCAAGTCAACCAGACTTTGGATACGATACCAGTGATTTTACTTTAGAATTTTTCTGGCAACCCGATGCTCTAGGTACACAGCAAGTATTGTTCGATCAAAGAACAGCAGCCACAGATGTAGCACTGTATCTTGAAATGAATACAGCTGGAAATATTAGATTATTTGTTAATGGATCTTATAGAATTACTTCCAGTGTAGCTTGTACAGCTGGAGCAATGAATCATATTGTTTTATTTAGAACATCTGGAACTACTAAGCTATCTGTAAACGGTACAATTACTCCAACAACTTATTTAGATGCAAACAATTATGCTGCAAGACCGATTATATTAGGTGCAAATCGTGTCGCATCACAATTATGTACAGGTTATATTGACGAATTTAGATTAGTAAAAGGTGTCACAAAATATATAAGTTCTGTAACTGTTCCTACTAGTGTATTTAAAGGTGATACCAGCACTGTTCTATTATTACACTTTGAAGGCACAAACGATTCTACAGTAATTGTAGATGATGGTGTAACTTTACAGGATATTAGAACCAGTGCAGGCGGCACTGCTAGTATTATCAATTTTGCAGATTATAGCGACTTTGGTGTTGAAGTAAGAAGTATTGGCAGCGCCTGTGTGTACGGAAACTACGGAGTATACGGTGACGGCGCCGGCGTACTTGGATATCTAATTGGACAAAATTTTGCATATATAGGCTCGGGTAGATTAAGCGACAACGACCCTATCATCATACCAAATGACTCTACGAATGTTGCTGAAGTGGTACAATTTAACGATGCTAAAATTTATTATACCAGTGTAGATAATAAAGGCGACTTTAAAGTAGGAGATTTTTTCGTAGTAGATCAAGAAAACGGCACTATTACATTCGCTCCAGAATCACTAACAATCGCATCATCAACGGGCGTAGTTTTTTCTAATGGAGTTAATACAACTACCATAGTACCTACTTATATTGAAACCGGTAATATCAAAATAAGTGGAAATACTATAGAAAGTATCTCTGGAGGAATTACACTAGCACCAGCTAACAATCAAGTAACAAATACTGGAAATATTACTATTACCGGTGATACTACATTAAATCAAAATTTAACTGTACAAGGGAATTCAGTATTAGGAAATTCGGCATCAGATACGACAACATTTAATTCATATATTAATTCTTATATTACTCCGGCGACAACCGGCTTATATGATTTAGGCTCTTCGACTAATAATTGGAGAAATGTTTGGCTATCTAGTGCATTTATTGATGACATTAAAATTAGCGGCAATTTAATTACTACAACTGTTTCTAATAGTAATTTAGAATTACGTGCTAATGGAACGGGTATAGTTAATATACAAGGCAATACTGTTGTCAACAGCAATCTTACAGTAAGCGGAACTACATCATTACAGAATACTACTGTAACAGGAACTTTAAACAGTACAGATTTAATTACAGGAACAATAACTGTAAGCTCAACTGCAAATATTGATAGCATAGAAATAAGCAACAATTATATAAGAACCACAGTTTCAAATGCTAATTTAGAATTACGTGCCAATGGAACTGGTATAGTTAATATACAAGATAGCGCAGTAGTTGATAATAATCTTACAGTAAGCGGATCTACATCATTACAAAATACCACAGTAACAGGAACTTTAAACAGTACAGATTTAGTTGCCAGTTCTATCACAGTAAGTTCTTCTGCAAATATTGACAGCATAGAAATTAATAATAACTATATTAGAACTACTAGTTCTAACGCTAATTTGGAATTACGTGCCAATGGAACCGGTATAGTTAATATACAAGATAGCGCAGTAGTTGATAATAATCTCACAGTTAACGGGACTACTTCGTTACAGAACACTAATATAACGGGTACTTTAAACAGTACAGATTTAGTTGCCAGTTCTATCACAGTAAGTTCTTCTGCAAATATTGACAGTATAGAAATTAATGACAACTACATTAGAACTACTAGTTCAAATGCTAATTTAGAATTACGTGCCAATGGAACTGGTATAGTTAATATACAAGATAGTGCGGTAGTTGATAATAATCTCACAGTTAACGGAACCACATCATTACAAAATACTACTGTAACAGGATCACTAAGTGCTACAAATCTAACTGTAAACAATCCAATTGTAGCAAGTACTTTTAATACCGGGGATATTCAAATATCTGGAAATGTTATTAGAACTACACAAAGTAATAGTAATTTAGAGTTAAGAGCCAATGGTACAGGTAGTGTAATTTTTGAAAATTTTAATGTTCAACAAAGTACAATTAGTAATATAGTTCCAGGACAAACTATTGATATAACTCCTAGCGGTACAGGTATCGTAAGAATTAACACTGATCAAGCATTAAGAATTCCTGTAGGAACAGATGCAGAACGACCAGTGTCGCCATTGTCGGGTATGATCAGATTCAATAGTACTATCAATGCTTATGAAGGTTACAATGGAACATATTGGATACCTTTTGGAGGTATTACTGATTTAAACAGGGATACTTATATTATTCCTGAATTAAGTCCAGGATCAAACGAAAACACATTATATTTTTATGCTGGCGGTTCTTTAGCAGCGACTCTTAATTCAACTGAATTTAATGTAAATAAGTTGTCAATCGATAATATTGAGATCGACGGCAATATTATTCGCACATCTTCATCGAATGCTAATCTAGAATTAAGACCTAATGGAACTGGCGCAGTAGTAATTGATGGGTTTAGAATTACTACTAATACTATAACTAATACTAATTCTGGTGCAGTAACAGAATTTAGGTCAACAGGTTCAGGATATTATCATATTGTAGGAACCAATGCAGTAGTTATTCCGTCCGGATTAATCTCAGAAAGACCTGGAAGCCCTCAATTAGGCATGATGAGATTTAATACTGAATTAGAATTAGTAGAAATATATAATGGTTTAACTTGGGGAACTGTAGCAGGAACTGGATCGGGTATTACTGCTGCAACAGCTCAAGATATTGCAGTATCCTCTGCACTCATTTTTGGATAATAACATGGCAACATTTTTTAGAACAAAAGTAGTTACAAATATTGGAACAACCGCAGTAGATGCGCTACAAACAGTTGATAATAATAGGTTTACTATTATTGGATGCAATTTAGCAAATACTACCATAGACGATGTATACATTGATATATTTGTAATAGATTCATCTAGCGTAGTAGGATATTATGTCAAAGGACTTAAAATTCCTGTTAATAGTAGTGTGAAAGTGATTACAAATGGAGAAAAACTTATTTTAGCAGAACAGTGCGGTCTAAGGATTGTAGCAGATACTGAATCCAGTGTTGATGCTGTGATAAGTTATGCAGAAATAGTATAAGGAAAATGATATGAGCAACTATTTTTTAGGTAATACACAAGAACAAGTTTTGGGAGATATTCCTAAGTTCTTTTACGCACTGCGTAGAGACACAGAAGGAAACTTGTATTTTGCTAGGGTAAATCAAATATCAGGTGAGCCTATTACGATTAATAACATAGGCGATGTAGATTCAAACTACGAAGATTTTACTTTTGGAACCAATTATTTTGACGGAATTGACGAAGATCATGAGCCCTTGAAAGAAAATTTAAAATACCCTCAATATAAATGGGAAGCACGTGATTTATATTACTATGTAAATGCAGAGGGAGAATTAGTTGTACGGATAAATCAAAAATACACATATTCTAACGGAGCATAAATATTGTAATTATTACTAATTTGAGACAAAAACATGGCTGAATTTCGATTAAGTAGATTTAAGTATAAGTGGAAAGGCAACTGGAGCGGCACTACCGCATATATCAAAGATGACATAGTCCATTACAATGGGTCTAGTTACGTTTGTATAGTAGCTCATACTTCTACCAATAACTTTTACGCAGAATATTTAAAACAAGACTTAGTTAATAACGTTCCAACACCTTATTGGGTTAAAATGACCGAAGGATATGTATGGACCGGAGACTGGGAATCGACCACTGCCTATAAAATAGGCGATATTGTTAAATTAAACGGCAATGTTTATATCTGTGTGACAAATCATACCAGCGGAGCGAACTTCAATCCGGCTGACGGTAACTGGGAAACATACGTAGATTCTACAAAGTTTAGACAAGATTGGACTCAAAATACAAATTATGAATTAAATGACATTGTACGATATGGCGGCACAGTATATCTTTGTATTAATAAACATACTTCTAGTAATAATGCTGCTGGTCTAGAAGCGAACCTTGCGAGTTGGGAAGTATACTATTCAGGGGTAGAATACAGAGGCGAATTCACAGGATATATAAAGTACAAAATAAATGATCTAGTTTTATATAAAGCAACTCTTTTAAGATGTACTACTGCATATACTTCCACTCACGTTTTTGACGAGACAAAATGGGCCATCGAACTTCCAGGACAACTATATCAAGGCGATTGGGATCCAGCAACTTATTACAGTGTAGGAAATATTGTTAAGTATGGAGGATATCTATATTATTCTCTTACTAATAATTTTAATGAACTACCTAATGCATCAATTTATGATTTATCACCAAGTGATACAGCATATTGGCAGATATTATATAAAGGTATTAATTTTGCAGGAACATGGAACGTTTCGAGTGAGTATAAAGCAGGTGATGTAGTACGGCGCGGCGGAAGTTTATATGTGGCGTTAATAGATACTACCTTAACCGAAGATGGTAGTAGTTTAGATTATTTGGATACTTCAAATTGGGAACTATTAACCACCGGATATAATTATGCAGGTAACTGGCTAGAAGTTACTCCTACAGGAGAGCCTGGAGAAATCTTAAGAACATACGGTGCTGGAGATATTGTAAGATTTATTGGTAATACTTACAGAGCATTAGTCGAACATGTTCCTTTATTAACTAATGCACCTAACACTCCGGCAGGCCCTACTTATTGGGAATTAGTATTAAAAGCAGGCCCTAATACAGGTTTACAAATCGAGGGCGATCTACTAACCTACGGCTTTGATCCGCTTGATTACGGGAACTATGATGCATTAAAACCTATTAATGTTGAGATAGGAACTCCAGGACAACTTTTAAATATTGGACTAGCCGAACTCGTTACCGAACCAGATCCTCCTCCACCAGTAGATGTAATTCTCGCATTAGAAAAAAAATTAGAATATAAAACATGGGGAGTTGTCAGCAGATTACGCCATGTAGGAACAGATGGTGTAGACGATGATACAGATCCAGAACGCGGCATTAGTCCGTTTAAACCTTGGAGAACTATAAGATTTGCTGCTAGTCGTCTAGATGATAATTTTAATGGAAATAGTACTATAAGTGTAGGAGTTGGCGTATACGAGGAAGTATTACCTATAGTTATACCAAAAAACACAGTGGTGCTTGGATCAGAATTAAGATCAACACTTGTAAGGGCTGCTGGTCCTGTAGCTGCTTTACAAGGAGATTATGTATATACTAGAATAGCTCTAAGTAGATTAATTGAAATTATTGAAAATGTTATTTTAGGAAATCCTATTACTAAAACTACCACAAATACTTTAGATCAAGTTTTAGTAGGACAAAAACCTGTACAAGTATCCTTTACTCCTCCACAGTACATCATTGAAACTGGTGAAGAAATATTTGATACAGATTTTATAGATGTTGTTGGAACAGGTCCTGCTGGTATTGCTGCTCTTACTTTGTTCGATCAAATTATAGAATATCTTGATTCATATATTGACGAAGATGGAGATCCTCCGGCATTTTACGGAAGTAATTCTTTAACTACAAACGAAGGATTTATTAATGCAACTTATATTTTAGATGCAAATAAAAATTTCCTTGCAGAGGAAGCAGTTGAATTTGTAAGAATAAATTATCCAGCATTTCAGTTTGATGGTGATGCCTGTAAACGTGATGTAAGAGAATATATTAGAGCAATAATGAGTGATCTGAAGTATTCTAGTAATTATAAATCGTTGATGGCCGCTAGATACTACAAAAACGCTGTATTAGGGTCATCGGGCGAAGACATGTTTTATTGTAGAGACGCTACAGGTGTAAGGAATATGACTTTAGCCGGCTTAGTTGGTACTATTACAGCACAGCCTGTGCGATACCAAGATACTGTTGGACCATCTTATATTAGTTTAGATCCAGGATGGGGTCCAGCTCATGAAGAATGTTGGATTATAAATCGCTCTCCTTATATACAAAGAGTTACAACACAAGGGTATGCTGCTGTAGGACAAAAAATTGACGGAGCATTGCACAACGGCGGCAATAAATCTATAACATCAAACGACTTTACACAGCTCATATCCGACGGTTACGGTGCTTGGGTAACTAACAACGGCCGCGCTGAATTAGTTTCCGTCTTTACTTATTATGCTAATGTAGGTTATCTTGCTACTAATGGCGGAATCATTAGAGCTACAAACGGTAACAACTCTTACGGTAATTTTGGTTCAGTAGCAGACGGTAGAGATAATACAGAAACTCCTATCTCCGGTACTTTAAATAATAGATTAAATGAAGCAACCATTGCTGGAAATATCGTTTCTCCTACCGGAGCTATCTTATTATTAGAATTTAATAATGCAGGACAGAGTTATACAAATGCAGCTCTTACACTTATTGGATCAGGTGCCGGTGCTAACGCTATATTTGAAGATTTTAGAGATAATGCTATATTTGATGTAAAACCTATTGACACTGAAGCAGACGATTTTTCAACGCTGAATCAAGTAATTAATCAAACAATTGGCGGTGCAGGTTATACTGAAACCCAAGGTAATGCTCAGCCGCATTCTACACCAGGAGGGGATGATACAGGAATTACTATTGCTGTTAATGACGACGGAACCGAAGCACAATATCTTGGTATGAGAATAATAGTTCTTAGTGGTCCAGGTGCTGGCCAGTACGGGTATATAACAGAATATAATACAACTAGTAAGGAAGTTCTAGTTTCAAGAGAATCAGATGATCAACCAGGATGGGATCATATTATACCAGGATATCCTCTTACATCATTTACCACAGGTACTACTTATAGAATCGAACCCCGTGTGATATTCTCAGATCCAGGATTTGAAAGTGAAGAAATAACTGTGCCTGTTACCGACGAATGGGGAGCTGTTATATACGGTGAAACATCAGGACAATATTTCAATATTCCTACACAATTTGGAACAGGTGAAGTAGAAACACAAGACGGATTGACTCCATTAGTAGCAACATTTGATGTTATCAAAACAGGAAGAACTTACTCGGCTACATTAAATGAAAGTGGTGCAGGATATGCAGTAGGAGATGTAATTTCTGCATCAGGTGCTTTATTAGACGGTGTAACATCTGAAAATAATTTAATAATCACAGTAACTGAAGTTTCAGACGATAGTACGAACTCAATCGTAGACTTTACAGTAAGCGGAGTAGCATCTAGCGGTGTATTCGTAGTATTTCCTCAAAACAGTGATCAAATTTTATATTCTTACGATGCAGAAAATTGGACCGCTTCTGTTTTACCGTCGTCCGGACAATGGACCAATGTTGCTGCCGGAGAAGGATTACTACCGGTAATAGCACCGACGTCGTCGGCAGTGCTATTTGTGGCAATAAAAGCTGACGCTGTAACTGTAAATGCAGCAGCATATTCTTATAACGGCATAGATTGGACAACGACTGCTATGCCAAGTATAGAAAGTTGGAGTGCAGTTACATATGGTGATGGTAAATTTGTAGCAGTAGCACAAGGAACATCAAATGAAGCATATTCTGAAAACGGTATAGACTGGGATTCTTCTACGATCGTTAGTCTAGACTCATCAGACCATGTTTGGGTAGATATTACTTACGGTGCCGGACAATTCGTCGCTATTGCTAACAGTATAGATGCAGTAGCATATTCAGATGACGGAATAACGTGGGCAGGAACTGATATAAGCATTTCTACAACCAGTAATGATTGGGTTGGTATTGCTTACGGCAACGGTAAATTCGTAGCAGTGGCTAGTAACGGAAAAACTGCATATGGATTTAATCCAACATTTTGGTTCGATGGAGTTCAGATACTAGATGCTCAGCTAAATCCGGTGAAAATTAAATCTATTAAGTATGCACAAGGAGTTTTTCTAGCTATCGGTACTACCCAAGCAGGATCTGCAACAGAGAAAATATTTAAATCAGAAAACGGTGTGCAATGGGTTGAAGAAACATTAACTTCTAGTTTACCTTGGAATAATATCGGATTTGGTAATCCTGATCTTTCTCCAGTGACATCATCGTTAGGTATTAATACTCCAATATGGGTAGCAGTGGGCGGAACAACTAACAGAATTAGTAAAATAAGAGCAGGTAAAAGAGCTTTAGGACGTTGTTTAATTGGTGGTGGTAGAGTTTCGTCTATTAAAATTTGGGATCCGGGCTCTGCATATACTACAACTCCTACAGTAACTTTAATATCACCTAGCCTTTCAGAACCAGCAGTGTTTACAATAAGAACTTCAGACGGAGTTCTCGCTAATCCAAGCTGGAGTAATAGAGGAATTGGCTATCTTTCTAACACACTTACTGCTACAATTACAGGTGACGGCGTCGCAGATGTTGTTCCTGTAGGAAAAAATATTTCAATCAGCAGATTAGAAAGATTACCTATATTAGGTGCTCAAATTGAATTTGTGGGTGACGATACAATTTACACCATTGTAACACGTACACAATTAAGCGAGGATTTCAGCGGTGTCACTGCTAGATTCCGTATTAGCCCAGAATTACGTGTAAGAGATGCATTCTTCCATGACCAGCCTGTATTAATTAGAGAAAGAGTCAGCCAAATACGACTAACTGGACACGATTTCTTGGATATAGGCACTGGCAATTTTGAACAGACAAATTATCCTGAAATATACTCAACAGGATTGTTTACTCCTGATCCAGAAAATGAAATTGATTATCTAAATGGTGGTGTTGTTTTCTATACATCCACCGACCAACTGGGTAACTTTAGAGTAGGAGAGTTATTCCAGGTAGAACAGGCCACTGGTATTGTAACATTAAGTGCAGACTTTTTTGATTTAGCAGGTCTTAGTGAATTACGATTAGGCGGCATTAGAATTGGAGGAACAGGCGCAATTATTCGAGAGTTCTCAACAGATGTATTGTTCTCAGCAGATTCGAATAGTGTGGTTCCTACTCAACGTGCTATAGCTAGATATCTTTCAGGCAGATTAACAGTGGGCGGATCAGAAATCGCTACGTCAAGTTTTATTGCGGGAACAGTGTCAGTAGGACCGCAACTAATTACAAATACAGCAAATTTAAATATTGTAATTCCAGTTCAAGCCAACTTTACACCAACATCAATAGTTGCAGGAACAATTATCGCACAAACGTTCTTTTATTCGTCCTTTAGAGAACGTTCAGATTTTTAAGAAATAAATACAACAATCGGAGCATAGAATGGCAGAATTTAACCTTGGTAGAATTAGATTTGTATGGAAAGACACCTGGAATGCAGGCACTGTTTACTACAAAGACGATGTTGTAAGATACGGCGGTAAAACCTATATATGTATGGTTAATCATACATCGAATGCGTCATTTGATGTTGATTTGACATTTACACCTTCTAAGTGGAATGTAATGTCCAACGGCCAAGATTGGAGAAGTGGTTGGACCACTGGTACTGTATATAAAATTGGAGATATAGTAAAATATGGCGGTAATCTTTATATTGCCAACTTAGGCCATACATCAGCTGCTACTAGTACATTAGGACTAGAAGCAGATTTAAACAAATGGGATTTATTTGGAGAAGGATTTGACTGGAAAAATGAGTGGACAACATCGACTCGTTATAAGATCAATGACGTAGTAAAATACGGCGGCTACACATATGTAGCTAATGTAGGCCATACATCGGCTGCAACTGTTTCGTTAGGATTAGAAGCAGATCAATCAAAGTGGGATGAATTTAATCAAGGATTAGAGTATAAGACAGCTTGGCTAACTTCAGTTAGATATAAAGTAAATGATGTAGTAAAGTACGGCGGCGGGTTATATATTTGCGTATCAGATCATACTTCTACTACTTTCGAATCAGACGAATCAAATTGGGAAACTTTTACCAACGGTTTACAATATCAAGACGAATGGAGTAATCTAACTTTATATCAAATCGGAGATATAGTACGCTACGGCGGAAATCAATATGTGGCACTAACTAATCATACCGGTTTAGTGCCTACTACTGCTACATCGGACTGGAGGTTATTCGCCGAAGGTTTAAATTGGTCAAGTGACTGGGTAATTACACAAGATTATAGAATTGGAGATGTAGTTCGTGTTAACGGATATACATATTTGGCGATTGCCGATTCTCCTTCTACACAAGTTACTGTTTCTGCTACAAACGCAGGTACAAGAATATTTACAGCTAATACAACAGAAGGACTTGTGTCAGGAATGGCTGTTAAATTTACTGGTACAACATTCGGTAATGTGTTCACAAATGCAACTTATTATATCGATACAGTAGAGGAAGTAGACGAGTTTACAATTAACGATGACCAAGACGGTTCAGAATTTACTCCAACTACTGCGTCAGGCCTAATGACAGCAACAGTTGCAGCGCATCCTACTAACACATCATATTTTGCAAGACTAAACAGCGGTATAAGTTGGCAAGGTACATGGCAAGACGACCGGGAGTATGAAGTCGGCGATGCAGTACAGTTCGGAACTAATTCTTATCTTTGTATTAAAAAACATAGATCAGAAGCAGACGACGGTTCGTCGATTATTAATACCGGTGGCGGCGCAGCACTGAGTCGCCCGGACCAAGACATATCAGGTACTTATTGGAACGTTATTGCAGTAGGTACAGAAACAGAAGTATTAACCCGTGGCGGCGACTTAGTTTACTATAGTGAAGGCGTTGGGCCAGCACGACTACCTATCGGAACAGAAGGACAAATATTACGTGTAAGCGATGCTGGATTCCCAGAGTGGGCAACTTTAGGTCAATCAGATTTTACCTATTATGTCAACAGTGCTACAGGAACAGATCTTCCTGCTCCAACACACGGAGTTACTTTAGATAAACCATTCAAAACTATTAGATATGCAGCAGAACAAGTCTTAAACGGTGCTCGTTATCCAAATGCTCGACAGCTAATCGAAATTAACAGAGCGTTTATTCAAAGAGAAGTAACAGCATGGATTCGTTACCAGATTGATAATGCAACAATTTCAAGTATTTGGTATAATTTCACTTATGAAACTGCTAAATGCGAAAGAGATGTTGGATTTATTATAGATAGAACAGTATATGATCTAACACATGGTGGCAATTTAAAGATTCGTGCAGCAGCTCAAACATTCTTGAATGCACTAGATGACGGACCTTTTTCAACAGCAGAAGAAAACAATGGTACCGGCCCATATAATAACTTAGCAGCAGAAGGACAACAATCAGCAGCAGCATATAATTATATGCTTGAAGTTATAGAAGCAGTATTGAATCAAACACCGCCTGCAACATTATATCAAAATGTAGGAGATGATTCGACTGCAATTGCTCCACAAAATTTTGTAAGCACTATTGTAAGTGCAGAACCTGGTGCTTTACCAATCGTTCAAGAACTAGTCGGAGTTATTACAACTGTATTAGTATCTGGGGACACTGCGGATATTCCAGAAAGAGTAGTTCCAAATAATTTAATTAGAGCAGCTACAGGAAGATATAGAGAAACACTTCCTATAATTGTACCAGCAGGAACATGTATTCAAGGCGACGAATTACGTTCGACGAATGCAGGACCTGCAGGAAGTCTAGTCAATCTAGAAGATTCTTATTACAGTATAAGAACACTTGACCGTTTAAGTACTGTTATTGGTCAATTAGTAGTAGGAACAAATGTTACACCAACATCTGGTAATACTATTCCACAAGTAGATCAATATCCATATGGTGACACAGCAGAAGCAACTGTATTAACTGATCTTGTACAGATGATGAGAAATCAAATTGATTTTTCTCTTAATACAATGTATACAGCTACACTCACAGATCCTGTTGGGTACAATTCTTCATATCTTGTAGGCTACGGTGATGCTAGAAAATTAATACAATATAATAAAAAATGGCTGCAAGAAGAAGTAATTTCATACCTTGCTGCTAACTATCCAACTCTAGCATATGGAAAAACAGATACCAGACGTGACACTGGTTACTTAATTGATGCTATCATTTATGATTTAACTTATGGCGGTAACGCTATGAGTGTAAAAGCAGGTTTAGCATATTGGGACGGCGACGATAATTCTGGTCCTCAGATTCCAACATCAATTAGAGTAGCGACTCTTGCATCTATAAACTTTTTAAAAGAAAGGATGCAAAGTTTATCTACCAACGACACTATTACTCCGTTGCAAACAGCCATAAGTAGATATACTGGTACAGCAGGATCAGTAGCCGCACGTACCTTTATTGGTGCTAACATGGATGTTATAATTGAATTAGTAACCGACGGTCCTGAAAATGCTGTTTACACATTAACTGATCCGTCTGCAACCAATGGTGTAACATCAACTACTGCATTAATATCTGCTTATTCGACATTAAACAGTGCAGTAGAAACAATTAAAGACAATACCATTGATTATATCAATACGAATTTTGGTTCCTTTACTTATAATAGTAGTCTTTGCAGAAGAGATGCAGGATTTTTAGTAGATGCTGGTTATTATGATGTAGCATTCGGATCAAATTTCTGGGCAGTACAAAACGGTATTTCTTATTATAGACAACAGTCAGCAGTTGTTATTACCGGACAGTTACAACAAGAGTTAGGATCTGTTAATTTTATTAAATCAGAAATTAATACATTATTGACAAGCTACTCAACAGCTAGAACAAGAAGCCATAATACATATAACGAAATTCTTGATATTCTAGAAAACGGTGTAGGAAACGCAGATGCATTAGTGTTTACAAATACAGGAACTGCTAATTTTACTAATGCTAGACAACAATTACAAACTAACAGAGCATTTATTATCACTGAAATCAGTGACTGGTTAAACACTAATTATAATTCGGTATGGGTCGGGTTAGGACCAGAAGGGCAAGCAAAATGTCAGCGCGATATAGGATATAGCATCGATGCACTGTCATACGATGTTAACTATGGAGGAAACCTGGCAACTAGAAATATTGCTAGAAGCTTATTCAATAATATAACTGGTGTATCAGTTTATCCTGTAGGCCAACAAGCAGCATCAGCAGCAATGTATACCCAAATTGGTGTAGTTTGTGCAGACATTGTACAAGAATTATACCCAGGACAGAACACTAGTGGCACAGCAGCTACCGCAACAGAAGGCGGTAGAATGACAACTCTTGCAGGTAATATCGAAAATGTTATCACCGCAAATAGTTTAAGTGGATTAGTTGCAGAAAGTGCTCCTAGTATTACATGGGCTGCTGCTGATATTCAAGCGGCAGCAGGTATAATTGCTTCTAATAAAACAGACATTGTTAAAGGAACTTTACAGTTTATTACAAACACTTATAGTAGCTTAGTTTATGATCATGCTAAATGCTCTAGAGATGTTGGTATAATATTAAAAGCAGTTGGATATGATTTCATGTTCAACAGTAACTATCAGTCTATTAAAGCTGCTCATTCGTATTTGAGACTAACTGCAACTGAAGTTTATACTTTAAATCAAAAAGCAGCTACAAGAGCAGCACTAGAATATGTACGAACTCAAGCAATTGCAAATGTCTCATCAAACGCGACTGCTATTACTAGAATTAATGTATTGATGCCCTTAATTAATAATATTATTTTTAGTGCATCGAATGAAGGATCTGTTTGCCAAACAGAAGAAAGAAACAGATATTATGCTGAACTTTTATTAGAACTCAATAGAGAGTTTTTAGTTGCAGAAGCCACAGCATACATTGACGTGACATTCAGTGATACAGCTACAGCCTCAGACACTGTCGACGATTCGTTTACTATTTCAAGCACTTCTTGGTTAACTAGAAACGCTGGGATTAAATTTACAGGAACAGTATTTGGAGGGATTACAGCAGGTAGAATATATTATGTTCGAGACATTATTAGTTCAACTAAGTTCTCGGTATCAGAATCAAGATTTGGTGCCATTTTTAATTTAAATTCATCGTCAGGAAGCATGAGTGTGTCGCTGGCATATGATAGTGCATTATGTTTAAGAGATGTGAATACTTACATCGATGCATTAAAATATGATTTAAGATATCCAGGTAATTATAGATCTCGTTATGCAGCAAGGTATTATATAAATGCAGTTACAGGCAGTTTAGAAGAAGATATGTTCTATCTAAGAGATGCTACTGGTTTAAGAGACATGACTCTTGATGGATTATTCGGAGACTTAACACCGCCTAATGCATACGGAACAAGTAGAGTAACTGCTGGTGCATATGCAAGCTTAGATCCAGGTTGGGGTCCAGCCGACTTTACAACATGGATTATTAGCCGTTCTCCTTATGTACAAGGGTTAACTACATTTGGTAATGCTGCTATCGGACAAAAAATCGACGGAGCATTGCACAACGGAGGAAACGATTCTATAACGTCTAACGACTTTACTCAAGTCATTAGCGATGGTATTGGTGCGTGGGTAACTAACAACGGTCGTGCTGAATTAGTTTCAGTATTCACTTATTATTCTCATATTGGATACTTGTCAGAAAACGGTGGCCGTATTAGAGGTACTAACGGTAACAATTCTTATGGTTCTTTTGGTGCTATAGCAGAAGGTGTAGATTTAACAGAAACACCTAATACTGCTATTGTAGATAATATCACTAGATTTAGTCCAGAACTGTTTCAAATTTTAACAGACGGATCTTCATTGTTACGTGCAGAATATCTCAATGCTGGTATCGATCATACTACTGCAACTTGGACAATTACTGGTGGTGGTTCCAACGGAGCTGCTGTTCAGGATGAGTTCAGAGATGACGGTGTATATCAAGTACGATTAATAGAAGGCGAAGCAGAATCAGAGCAATTTGGAGGTCTAGGTTACGTAACTTTTTCTAGTACAGCACAGGTTGGAGATTCAACTTCGATAACACTTGCAGCAACAGATGGTAGCCCAGATGATCAGTATGTTGGGATGACTGTTTTATTAACTGGAGGAACTGGTGCAGGCCAAATTGGAAGAATCACAGCATACTCTTCTGGTACTAAGATAGCTACTGTAGAAAAGTTTAGCACTGGTGCAGCTGGCTGGGATCATGTTGTTCCTGGGACTGCTATTGTGTCTCCGGATGCATCTACAACTTATACTATTGAACCAACTGTAGAATTTAGTTCACCAGGATTTACTACTACTGTATCAACAAGTATTGCATCTTCACAATGGACAGATGCAGTGTTCGGACAAACTACAGGCACTTATATTAATGTAACTGGAACGTACAGCGGTGACGGTAATGTAACACCTGCTACTTTTAATGTAATCAGAAACGGTTGGAAGTATATAGTAACAGGAGTAACTGGCGGCAGCGGCTATGAGCGTCTTCAAACTATCACTATAGCAGGAACAGATTTAGGCGGTGCAAGTCCTGCGAACGATATTGTAATTACTATTACAAGCGTAGATCCGATAACCGGAGAATTATTATTACAAGACGAAGAACTCAATCCAGCGGTGCCATTTGATTTTGTAGGTACAGGATTCAGCGGAAGATATGTTGCTATACGAACAGCAGCTTCGGGTGCATATAGTAACGATGGTATAACATGGACTAGTATGTCTATGCCAAGTAACCAATCTTGGACTTCAGTAGCAGCGGCACAAGTAGACGATGTTTCTTCTATTCAAAACACCGGAATATTTGTAGCAGTAGCATCCGGAACAAATCAAGCAGCATATTCAGAAGATGGCATAAATTGGGATGCAACCACAATGCCAGAATCAGCTGACTGGATCAGTGTTACATACGGAAACGGCCGCTGGGTAGCAATTGCATTGGATACGACTACAGTCGCAGTGTCCTTAGACGGAATCACTTGGGATATAACCGGTACATTGGCTACTACCGGTTACAATGCTATAACTTATGGAAAAGGATTATTTGTAGCTGTAAGAAGCGGAACTACAGTAGCAGCTTCGAGCACTGACGGAGAAACCTGGGCAACAAGAGTGTTGCCAGCAGCATCAACATGGACGACGGTGACATATGGTAATAATAAGTTTGTTGCCTTAGCTAGTAATTCAAACGATGGTGCTTACAGCTTAAACGGAACAACATGGAGCTCGATGACTACTACATCGCCAGATGGTAGTTCTGTGGCCGGTTACGAAAAAGTCAGTTATGGCCAAGGATTATTTATGGCCACGGTATATAATTCAGCAGTTGAAGATTATTCTTTCGTAGTTACTAGCGAAGACGGTATAGTTTGGACTGCTAGAGGTCTTCCAGGACCTAGTGCAGCAGTCGTCGCTGGATATAATGCACTTGCTTTTGGAACTCCAGACCGTAACGGGTACTGGGCAGTTCTAAGTGAGCAAGTTAGTTCACATACTGTGCGTGTTAGAACTGGAGCGACTGCAAAAGGCAGAGCGTCTGTAGCAGACGAAAAAGTGTTCCAGATTATTATTACTGAGCCAGGGTCAGGTTATGATACTGTGCCTACTATGACTGTAACAGATCCTAGTGTAATTTATGATGTTCCGCACACAGTAAGAGTAGGCAGCGGAGTATTAGCCAATCCTACCTTTACAAATAGAGGATCGTCGTATGTTACAGGATCGGCTAATCTATCAGGCCTTGACGGTTTCGCTGATAATTATCAAGCAACCGGTGTCATTGCGATTAGAAGATTAACACAAAGACCTGTAGCTGGTTCAAACATTGTATTCTCGCACTTACCAGATAGAGTGTTTAAGCTAGTCAATGTGTTGACATTCTTGGGAGAAATTGACGGATCTTATAAGGCGTTCTTCCAAATAAGTCCGACATTCTCTATAGATGAAGCACCAGAAAACGGTGTAAGTTTAGAAACAAGGATTCGATATTCGCAAGTTCGATTAACAGGACACGATTTCTTAGATATTGGCACCGGCGGATTTACTAGTAGCAACTACCCAGGAACACCTTTAATAGCACCAGACCCGGCAGACGAAGTTGTTGAAAACGGCGGTGGAAGAGTATTCTTTACAAGTACAGACCAGGACGGAAACTTTAGAGTAGGTAATTTGTTTGCAGTTGAACAAAGCACTGGTATTGCAACACTAAATGCGGATGCATTTAACATTTCGGGCTTGAATGAACTTAATTTGGGTAACGTAACATTAGGCGGCGGATCTGCAACAATTACTGAATTCAGTACAGATCCATTCTTTAGTGCAGACTCAGATAATGTAGTACCAACACAACGTGCTATTAAGGCATATATTGCATCACAAATTGGTGGAGGTGGTGCAGCGTTAAATGTAAATAGTGTAACAGCAGGTAGCATATTGATTAATAGTAATCAAATTACAACTATTACTAGCGGCGCGATACAAATGAATGCAACTTTCGATTTCCGCGGCGGCATTATCGGAGTTCCAATCGCATTAAATTACTTTTTAATATAAGTATACAACATGGAGAAATAAAATGGCATCAGGAAGATTAGGGGCACAAAATTTAACAACTACAAGTAATGTAGTGTTATATACTTGCCCAACAACAACATTTACGGTAGCTACAGTAAACTTAGTTAATAGAAACAGCACCGAGATTAGGGCAAGAATAGCTATATCAGCTTTAGATGCACCTACAGATGCAGAATGGATAGAATATGATGTTCTATTACAAGCAAACGGTGTGGTTGAAAGAACTGGTCTTGTTTTAGATGCAGGTAAAAGAATTGTAGTTAGAACCAATACAAGCGGAGTTTCCGCTGTGGCATTTGGTATCGAAACTACAACATTAGCTTAAGGAATAATAAAAATGTCAAGACGAGTAACAGCGGGTATTCTACCAACCGGTTTTGGAGATTTATCTATTAATGGTAGTGTTCTAACAGTTGGTGGAACCAACAACAGCATTACTATAACTCCAGTCGGTACAGGGATAACACGATCTTCTAAAGATTTTCAAATAGAGGCAGGATCGAGACTTAGATTAGCCGATAACGACTCTACAAATTGGGTAGGATTTAAAGCCCCTGCTACTGTTTCGACTAATGTTACATGGACATTACCTTCTGCTGACGGTTCCGATAACACATTTTTGTCAACTGATGGAGCCGGTAATTTATCCTGGATTTCAGCGAACTTAGGAGTACAAGATCAAACGTCTTCTACAAGTGTACATTATCCATTGTTTACGGAAGTAACAACAAATACAACCTCTGAGACACTTTATCGTGCATCGACTAAGTTATCATTCATACCAAGTAGCGGTATATTTTCTGCTTCTGGAGTTTCTGTAACAGCTAGTACTGCGTCAAGCGGGACAGGTTCTGGTGCTCTTATAGTTACCGGAGGCGCAGGCATTGGAGGACAGCTTAGTGCTAATACACTTAACAGCGGAAACTCTCAAATTACTTCATTAGGTGTAGGCACTGCTGCATCAGGTACATCTGGAGAAGTACGTGCAACGAACAACGTAGTAGCGTATTTTTCATCGGACGCCAAATTTAAAGAAAATATTAGAGATATTCCAAATGCACTAGATAAAGTTTGCAGTATTGGCGGAAAATTATTTTCTTGGACAGACGAATATGTAGAATCTAAAGGCGGTGCTGACGGATATTTTATTCTAAAAGACGATTACGGTGTAATAGCTCAGGATGTGTTATCCGCATTTCCAGAAGCTGTAAGAAAACGTGATGACGACAGTTTGGCTGTTGATTATGCTAAACTAAGTGCCTTAGCTTTTGCTGCAATAGCTGAATTGAAAAAAGAAATAGATGTATTGAAAGGCAACTGATGAACGGAAATAACAAAGCACTTTCGGCAAAGATAACAAATCTTCTTCCAAAAGAATTTTGTCAATTTTACACACACGTTTTAATGATGCAAAGTTTAAAACCAAAAAAACATGATCCTCAGGTTCCGGATTGTTTAGCTAGGTTAGATCATGAAATAATGTTCGATACTGTGTTAGAAAGATTATGGCCTACTATGGAATCAATCGTCGGCGAAGAGCTCTTACCAACGTATGCATTTTCTAGATTATACACTAATGGAAATATACTAGAAAAACATATAGATAGGCCAGCGTGTGAAGTAAGTGTAACCATACAATTAGGTCGGTCTCATCACTACTCATGGCCAATTTATGTTGGTAATGATCGTTATGATTTAGCAGAAGGCGACGGAGTTTTGTATCATGGCTGCGATGTAGAACATTGGAGGGAAAAATGTGATGGTCCTCCAGGATATTATTCAGGACAATTATTTTTACATTATGTAAGAAAAAATGGAGAACATTCTAATCATGCTGGAGATGCTATGAATAGACGACCTCCGGCTTTTATGAAAAATCGAACTTATCTAATGGAGAGTAAATGATTTACGCAATACCTCCAAGAAATCCAAAAGGAAAAGATTTAGTTGCATACTGGGATGATTTTCTCAAACCAGAACATATCGATCTTATCTTGCAAATGCCTGAATGGAATAATTTAGCAGATGGTGTTGTTGGTGGTCAGAATGATCCCAATACAGCAGCAAATAGACCAGAAATAAGAACGAGTCAAATTGCATGGATGCATCTAAATGAAAGTAATGCAGGATTATGGGATGTTATTTCTAAAGTAGTTGCAGAAGTAAATAGCCAGTTTTTTCAATTTGATTTAACTGGAATGTATGAGCCTATGCAGCTATCTTTATATGATTCAGAAAAGATTAATCAAGGACACTATACGTGGCATACAGATATGTCTATGATGGATAGGCATGTTCCAAGAAAACTCAGTATGTCATTGTTGTTAAGTGATCCTTCAGAGTTTGAAGGTGGAGAGTTTGAAGTAAAAACCGATAGCGACATTCCGATTAATTTAGAACAAAAAAGAGGAAGAGCATGGTTTTTTCCAAGCTGGGCACTACATCGTGTTACTCCTGTGACAAAGGGTGTACGTAAATCATTAGTATTATGGGTGGGCGGACCACCTTTTAAGTAATTGAGGAGCAAATAAAATGGCATTACCAGGACCAGGACCATCGTTATCGATGGATCAGATTGGAGTAGAATTCGGAGACTCTAGACCCCACGCCCTAAACGAATTTTATAGGGGAGGACCGTTAGTTAGCAATTATCCAGCAAACGCCGGAGTTCCTACAGCAAATCAAATAGCGATTGGTAATTTTTACGGAACTAATAATCGAAACGTAATCAGTGTCACAATTACTGGCAGTACTTCAAATTATAATGCATGGGATAATAGACAGCCAACTTATTTTCCAGGAAAAACAGATATAACATTTACTATAAATCCAGGAGTAATTATAAGTAGTGGCAGCACTGCGGCAGCATTCACAGTTCCGAACCAATTTAATGCTAGCGATACTGTAAGAATCGTTAATAACGGAACAATTCTCGGACGAGGCGGTGACGGAGGCCCAGGCGGTGATGGCAATCCAGGCGGCGTAGGTAATGGCAATACTGGAGGTGGCGGCTCAACTGCTTTACAAATTTCTCGTCCGACAACTATAACTAATAATGGAAACCTGTGGGGCGGAGGAGGAGGAGGCGGCGGAGGCGGAGGCGCTAGAGTAAACTCTTCGTTCTTTGGAGGCGACGGTTCATATACCTTTCCATCTTTCACCAATGGCGGATGTTCTGGTGGTGGTGGCGGCGGCGGCGGCCGAGGAATATCTAACGGGGGTGCAGGCGGCGGCGCCTTTGGCCCGTTCAACGTTTCTGGAGGAAGCCCAGGCGGCGCAGGCTCCGTTCCTACGAATGGCGGTGGCGGAGGCGGAGGATCAACCACAGGTGCTGGCGGTACAGCCACCGGCGGTGGCGGAGGTGCTGGCGGTGGAGCCGGTGCTAACGGCGGTGGCGGACAAAATACACTTTCGTCCAACAACTTTTCAGCTGGTGGTGGTGCTGGCGGCGCAGGAGCATACATAGTAGGGAATCCGTTTGCTACTTTCCCTGCTACCGGCTCAAGACTTGGAAATGTAGGTTAAGGAGAAAGCATGTCATTAATCAAAATGAAAATTTTAAAATATGAAGAAGAAAGTAATTCTTTAATTGTAGTATTTGCGTCAGAAAATTCTCAAAAATCTATTGATGAATATCCTATTGCCGCATTTCAGCCAACTATGTTTGATACTCAAGATCCAGCAAAAGTGATAGAACATATTGCAAGAGCAGGTATATCTGTTACACAAAAACAAGATAAAGACGAACAATTTAAAAATAATCCAGATTTGGCAAAAAAATACCAAGAATACATAGGAAAAGAGTTAGTATTTGACGTTGATACGTTGTTACAAACAGCAGATCAAATAGTAGAACATAGAGTAGAATATGCATCTATAGTAGATGAAATTCTAGAAGAAATTGTTATTGACAATATCGATGATACGCAAAAGAAATCAGATTGATAATATTCGAGTAGAGCGTATATGTTTATTTTCACAAGAATCATTAGAAATTAATGCTTTAAATATCGATGATATAGACGAAGGAGAATTATCCTGGATTTATATTTTAGAAGGTGAGTTGTTTATAGAAAGTGCAAAATCTAAAAATTTAACAAGTTTTGTAACTAATAATAAATTAAACGATCTTAGAGCGTTTTCGGAAGGATTTATTAAGATAACCGCTGGTATTACTGGGTGTGCTTGCTTATTAATATTTTCTTCAAAATGTTGTTGCTCAGTAAAAAATTTAAAAGATACAAATATTATCTCTTCGGATACATCAATTTCGTATATTCTGCCTCTGGTCAAAAATTTAGAATTTACAAATTCAGACAAGCCATTAAGCACTAAAAATATAGTAATTCTACCAAAAGGAAAATCAGTCAAGTTTAAAAATCTTGACAATAATTCTCATCACATTCTATTGATAAACACTTAAGAATAAATATCTTGGATTTTTAACTTAAATTTATTATGAAACTATCAAAAAAACATGCTAGAGATTTCACTGTTTCTTTTATACATGGAACAGCAAACACAGTAACAGGATATTTAAATTCTGGAGAAAGACAGGAAATACAATGGTTATACTTATTAGCAGGTAATGTTAAAATAGAATATACAATGAATGGGTATGAAGGAAATTATGATATTTTTGTAGACGTTTTAGCAGACCTTAGACCAATTAAAGGAATTGATACCAAGTGGACAGCCGGCGCCGAAGATTTTTATGCAGTTACATTTGCAGCGAGTGACGAGAGCATATATGAAGCAGATATAATAACTGTAACAACAGAAAAAAAATTAGACATAGACGACAACGAAAAAATAATTATACCTTTGATTCCAGGAATAACAATAAATGATATCTCTATAAATCAATTATCATCGGCAAGAATTGCGGCAGGAAACTCTGTAAAAATAAATGCAACATATGCCGATTCTCCTATTTTTTGTTTTTACAAAAAATGATAAAAAAATATTTCAGAACACAAGGTGTGTTCCATATCACAAATGTTTGTAATTTGACGTGTAATAATTGTGATGTATATAGTAACAGAAATTTTAAAAATCATTTTTATTGGAAAGATCACGCAGACATGTATATCGAATGGTCAAAAAAAATTCGATTAAATGAAGTTAACATCTTTGGCGGCGAACCATATACTAATCCTGATTTAATGACATGGGTTGAATCATTAAAAACACATTTTAAAGATGTAGAAAATTTTAATATAAGCACAAATGGCACATACTTAAAACACAATATAGATTTATCAAGAGAAATTATAAAACAAGGATTCTGGTTAGATATTAGTATTCACGATCCGTCATTTAGAAATGAGATAGAAGAAACTTTAGAAAATATTTTATCAGTTTTTAACTTTAAAAAATATAAAACAAATACAACGATAATCTTTGAAGCGAACGGTAAAAAGATAGCAAGAATTTGGGAAGCCACTGTATTCCGCTCAAATTCTATGTATAAAATAGAAAATAAAACAACATTTTTTAGAAGAAGTGACCCTGTTAAAGCACATACATATTGCATGAGTACATGCGTTCCTAACGTAGTTTTTCACAAAGGAAAAATATATAAATGTAGTTTTACTGCTATTTCTAAAGACTTAATGTCACAATTTAAAATCGAAACACGCGGTATTAATTTGCTAAAAAAATATAATTCTGCAGATCCTTTTGATACAACAGAAAATCTAGACAGATTTTTTAGGGAGTTAGACAATCATATCGATGCTTGTCAACTTTGTCCAGAAAAAGAAATAATAGTACCGATATGGCCATTGGCTAAAAAGAAGATTGAGTTATGACAACAATGTATCGTTTAGATGAAAACGTTCAAATATACATAACAAATGTGTGTAATCTGACATGTGAAAATTGTATTACTTATAATAATTTAAAATTTAAAGGGCATTATTATTTCAAAGATTACGAAGCATATTTTAAAAAGTGGAGTAAAAAACTAGAACTGAACAGTTTAACTATTATAGGCGGCGAGCCATTTACAAATCCAAAATTAATTGATTGGACTATGTCAATAAAATCCTTATGGCCCAATCTTAAAGAAATTGACATTGCAACTAATGGTACATATCTAAAACACAAAATTAAAGAATGTCAAGAGTTATTAAGACAAAATATATGGCTAGACATTAATGTACACGATCCTAGCTTATTTCATGAAATAGAAGAAAATTTAAAAGAAATATTTTCAATTTTTAAAAATATCAGAAAAGAAAAAAGTAGTGAGTATTGTGATATTTTTTACATAGGCTCTCGAAAAATAGCAAAATTAGATAAAAAATATGTGTTTTCTAAAAAAAGTCTTCGTAGCTTAAAAAATAATATAATCTATATGCATGATAGTGATCCATCTAAATCTCATGGAGAGTGTGGATATTGTTACACATTTATGGAAGGAAGATTATATAAATGTTTTTTAACCGCAGTTTCAAAACCACTATGTAATCAATTCGAGGTCGAACCTCGAGCAAAAGAATTATTATTAAAATACAAATCGTGTTCACCATTCGACGAAGAACATATTATTAAAGAATGGATAGAAAATTTACCAAATCCTATAGAACAATGTAGATTATGTACAGAGACAAACACAGTCAAACAAATATGGCCATTATCTAAATTGAAAACTAACTTAGTATGAAAAAAATTTACTTAAAAGAAATGTTTTTTCATGTAACACATGTATGTAATTTAACATGTGAAAATTGTGATTCTTATAACAATAGAAATTTTAAGGGTCATTTATTTTGGAAAGATTATGAAGATTATTATATAGAATGGAGTAAGAAGTTAGATGTAGATACTATAAATTTAATAGGAGGCGAACCTTTTGCAAATCCAAAATTAATTGATTGGGTCAATCAAGTTTCGAAATACTTTACTTCTACTAAAAATTTTAGAATAAGCACCAATGGAACGTACATTCAGAATAATATTGACCTTGCTATAGAAATAATTAACAAAGGATTTTCTTTTGATGTATGTGTACATGATCCTGCATTAAGAAATAGCATAGAACTATCTATAAACAAGATATCCGCCCTCATTAATGCAACTAAAGTTGTCAATGGATCAGTAACAAATTATATTTTAAATGATCGAAATGTAATAAAACTATATAACACTTATGTTTTTTTTAAAGCATCAACAGAAAAAATAGAAAATAAAATAACCTTCTTTAGAAGAAGTGATCCAGTTAAAGCACACGACCTCTGTATGCAAGAATGTGGACCATCGCACTTTTTTATGAAAGGTAAAATATATAAATGCTATTTGACCGCAATCGCTTCAGATCTGACAAATCAATTTCAATTTGAACAAGAAGGAGCAGACCTTTTAAATTCATATGTGCCCGCTGATCCATTTGATTCGGAAGATAAACTGGTACAATTTTTTAATGAAATACAAACTTATATAAAACAATGTCAACTATGTGCAGAAAGAAAAATTATTAAGCCAATTTGGCCATTGTCAAAAAGTAAGGTAAAGTTTTAATGAAAATATCACTGCCAATGGTGGAAATTTTTTATGGACATCGATGCAATTTATCCTGTAATGGATGCACTTCGGCGTCAGACATTATAAAAAATTACGAGCACGATCCAACATTAGATTCGATATTTGAAAGTATCGATGATCTTTCCAATTATGCCGATGTAAATGAGTTTGATCTGATGGGAGGAGAAGCATTTTTATATTGGGATTCTATAGAAAAGATTGTCGAACATATAAGAATAAAATTTCCTAATAGCACTATCGGAATCTGTACAAACGGACTACTGCTAGATAAATTTCAGAATAAACTAATAGAATTTTGCAAAACTTTTCACCCTTGCGTGATTGATATCACCAATCATTTTAAATTGTTCTCAGACGACATCATAGCTAAGAAATTTCATAAAACACTAGAGAAATTCCTCGAAACTAATCATATGAATAAAAAGAGTACAATTAAATGGGGTGTAGTTCAAGACAGTGTAGAATTATATTCTTCTAGCACATTCAATGTTAGAATAGCAGACGCAGAATATTTTTATAGCTGTTATTATACAAATAATGAAAATAAAATAAAACCTTTTGCAACAAATGACCCCGAAGGATCTTATAAAAATGGATGTTCGATGCCAAATTGTCATTTACTATACGAATCTAAATTATACAAGTGTTCGTGGTTTGCAATTCTTCCTAAAATTTTAAAAATAAAAAATCAACTCGACGATAACGACTGGTCAAAATATTTAAATTATAAAGCACTTAATTTAAAAAATCCTACTGTAACTGAATTAAAACACTTTGTAGAAACTTCTAATAAACACATTGATCTTTGCGATATGTGTAATAACAATAAACTTTTTTCAATAAAACATTCTAAAGAAAATGTTATCGCAATAAAAAATGAAAATATTTGATACAAAAGAAGAAAGTTGTTTTGGAATCGTATACGAAAATTTGTCATTACCTGACCGAGAAAACCGTATTATATTTCATGACGGAAAATTTTTATCTGAATCAAATAATCATAGGTACCCCAAGTATACGTTTTTTGATTATTATAAAGATTATTACTCTGATTCTTTTTTAAAAAATTATAATGTTCCTTATTTAATTATTACAGCCTGCGGAAGCTGGCCGCACTTAGACAAAATTATGTATTCTGAAGATATCAAAAACTATCTTAATACAGTCGGTTTAGAAATATATCTTTATGAAACTATTTTTATAGATATCAGCGATAGTAAACGTCCATTTGTAAATTCTTTAAAATTTGATTCTTCTCGAGAAGAGCTTTTTAATATAATTAAACCAAGTGTTGTTGGATTTGAATCAACTTATGATAACATTTCTAAAATGTATTGTTTCGAATTTGAAAATTTAAAAAAATTTATAATTAAAAACAACTTAAAAAAAGTAACTGTGTATACTGGAGATTATAATATCGAAAAACATTTCAAAAATTCGTATCCAGAAATGACACTTGCTACTCAAGACATATTTCTAACTTCGCTATTTAGACATTCGGATAGTAGATTTACATCATACGAATATAACAGTTATAGCACACCACCGTCATCGGAAACTATATTATACAAATTTTGGTGCGGAAATAGAAGGTATGACGGTTATCGTCAGTTAGTAGCAGCCTATCTATTAAATATGTCTGCATTATGCTCGTATCAAACTAAAATTGAAGATTCGCCATTTGTTATTTTTGACGACAGGAAAGATAAATCTATACCAATTTGGGGTAAATTAGAAAATTATTTATGGTTTGATTTAGACAAATGGAAGACTGATTGCCCTGAAATTTATTCTAAAATAAGACATCAACTTAATATAATGCCAAACTCTTTGTCTATAGATACAAACATAGAAAGCGAAGTAGCATTAGAATCTTTACCAGTGCCAGTTAGTAGTTATCAACAATGCTTTTGTTCGGTGATAACGGAAGCAAGATTTGCATACCCTATGGGGCAGTTTAGTGAAAAAACATTAAATGCTATAAAATCGTTTCGGCCTTTTATATTAGTAGCACCTCCACGCACTTTAGAATATATGCAATCATACGGAATACAAACATTTGACGAATTTTGGGACGAAAGTTATGATCAAGAAGAAAATCACGAATCTCGTCTAATCAAAATATTTCGTATTATAGATTACATTAATAGTTTTTCAATAGACGAATTAAAAGAACTATATATTAAGATGTTACCTATTTTAGAACATAATTATCGTATAATACAAAATATTTCAAAGTTTAAGTATAATGGATGAGTTTTTTAGTCACGTAGTCTTTCAAAATTTTATGAATCCTGCTATTGAAAATAGGTTACTGTTAAAAAACGGTTCTATTTTCAGCGAATCTTCATTGAGTGTAATTGGAGTAAACAGTTTTATTGACTTTTATAATACTATTTTTAAAGATACATGTTTGGCAGAAGAATCAAAACCACATTTTGTTTGTACAGGATGCGGTTCTTTAAAACAAATAGAAGATTTAATTTGCGAACCTGATCATATTAAGATTTTTAATACACAAGGCCTATGCATTTATCTCTTTGAGGATCTGTATCTTAATACAGGTCCAACAATAAAAAACTATCTCGAAGGCCCTCCTACAAAAGCAAGTACAAATGAATATTACAAAAAATATGGTTCAAGTATTAGAGGATTTGAATCCACTCAAGAAAATTTAAAAACAATTTATTCATTTGAACTAGACAGTATAAAACAGTTTATTGACAAAAATAATCTCAATAATGTCACTGTTTATTGTGGAGATTATAATGTTCAAAAATATTTACAGAAACAATATCCAACAATGAATTTAGCTGTTAGGAATATGTATGTTGTAAGTGTAGCTAAAAGAATACTGGATAAACCAATAAGTTATATTCATCCAAGAACTGCTAATCAAATAACTCATAAATTTTTATCTGCTAATGGAAAATATAAAGCAGTAAGACATTTAATCGCTGCATATCTATTAGATAAAAATTCAATAATGTCTTTTGATCAAAAAAAATCTATTTACGGATCCCTAAAAAATCAATTATGGTTTGATTTATCGTCCTGGCATAAAAATAATTTTAAAATTTTTAATAAGTTGATAACAAATTTACAAAAATTAGATAATATGGGGTCTTTAGTCATAGGAATGAATTCTGCTATCCCAAATCCTAATTTTGAAATGTCCTTCGATTATGCTCCTAATAGCGAGTATGATAGTTGTTTTTGTGCCGTTATAAACGAAACAAAATATAGTCATCCGATTTCTACATTTAGCGAGAAAACATTAAACGCAATTTATAGACATAAACCTTTTATACTAGTTGCTCCTCCTTATACATTAGAATACTTAAAAAAATACGGTTTTAAAACCTTTGAAAATTTTTGGGATGAAGGGTATGATAGAGAAGAAAATCATGAAAAGCGATTGATTAAAATTTTTAAAGTTATTGATTTTATCGATAATTTACCTATAACGACACTTCGGAATTTGTATCAATCAATGACTCCTATACTAGAACATAACTATCGTGTAATAAAAACACTTACAGAGAAATGGCCAACATGAGTAAATGTTCAGCATTTTGGGTGCATACTAACATTCGCCCTGGAAATCGTATTTTTCCTTGTTGCCGATTTAAACAACCCATAGCTACCTTTACGGGAGATGTAAGTGCTGTCTTACATATTGAAGAATATAATAAACTTAGAGAAGGTTCTTTAAATGGAGTTCGATTTCCAGAATGCGAAAAATGTTATACTGAAGAAAATCAAGGAAAAGAAAGTTTAAGACAAAAATTTAATAAAGAATATTCTACTAATAAAGTTGAATTAAAATTTTTAGAAATTGGTTTTGACAATATATGTAACTTGGCATGCGATGGATGTTGGGAAGAATGGAGCTCTACATGGGCTAACATTAAAAATCCTACCAATAAAAAAATTAATATTTTAACAACGACGGAGTTTATAAATCTTCCTAAAAGTATAGATAAAATTTTATTTTTAGGGGGAGAGCCGTTAATGACTAACAAGCATATCCGCTTTCTCAAAGAAATATCTAATCCTGAAAATGTATCAGTAATTTATTATACTAATGGAACTTTTCTTTTGAGCGAGAAAGAAATTTTAGTTTTAAACGCATTCAAGAGCGTTAAAATTTACGTAAGTATTGATGGAGTTGCAGACCTAAATGAAAAAGTAAGAAAAGGCAGTAAATGGTCTGACATAATTAAGTTCCTAGAACAATTAAAGTCGACGAGTTTTTCCTTAGAGATAAATTCAGTATTACATGTCAATAATTGGCACGGAGTTAAAGATCTAGCCAATTTTATTAATCAAAATCAATACGTTTGGAACACCAATATACTGACATATCCTAAGAAATTAGATGTTGTAAATTTATCAGAAATGGAAAAGACACAATTTTCATTATTATTAAATGATATAACTATTCCAAATAAAGAATATATTTTAAGGCATTTATATGGACTTAGAGAAGTTTAAAGATTTAACAAAATACAATGCAGTCAAATTTAGAATAGATTGTACATGGACCAGTAACGATTTAAATTTTGATTGGATAGAAACTGTCCAAACTAAGGAAGTACCTGATGACGATCCGTGGGATAGTTTTACTACTGATATGAAGCGTGACCTAGAAGAAATTCATAAAGAATGGAAAATTCCTGATCAAAGTACTTGGCATTTAATGTCACACTGCCCGTCATTAAATGAAAATTTAAAAACTATATTAGACAAATTTCCTTATAAGACATTGAGCTATAATTTTATAAAAATTACTCCAGGGCATATGTTAGTGTGGCACTTTGATACATATGCTACATTCGTTCATAGAAAAAATCTTACGATTGAATACGCTGAGAAGATTAAAAGGTCTGTAATTTTAATGAATGACTGGGACGTAGGACAAGTAATACAGATAGGAAATGAATTATTAGGAAATTGGACTGCCGGAGATGTATATACATGGGAAAGTTTTGCATGGCATGGAACTTGTAATTTTGGTAAATCCGATATAATTGCTATGCAAATATCATATTTAGATGAATAAAATACCTAACGATAAAAGAAGCTTAGACTTTGGTAGTGCATTCGCTATCGAAGATCCAGAAACTTTAAAAATTTTAAGAGAGCCATTTGACTTACGATGTGTTCATAATAATACTGTTATTGACGAATACTTACATACCTACGATCGTTGGATTCGTAGCACAGCAGCTAACACTTTGATTGGATTGGATCAGTTTCAATTTAAGTGTTACAGTAATGGAACAACTGAAGGGTTTGATAAATTTTATTTAAGAAATCATAATCGCAGATTTAGATGTTTTAAAGGCGAATATATGTATCATAAATTGGCATGGCGAGCGGAATATAATTGGGCATGGTTAGAAGACGACGATATTCTTCCTAACGATGCAGTAATTATTAGTCTACCATTTGCAGATACAGGAGACATACATCTCAATTATCACGAATTGATGAGAAAATGCAATTCACTTAATGTACCTGTACTAGTAGATTGTGCATATTTTGGAATTTGTAGAAATATTGAATTTGATTTTGCATATTCGTGTATTACAGACATAACTTTTAGTTTAAGTAAAACATTTCCAGTAGCATATGCCCGAATTGGTATGAGATATACACGCATTGACGACGACGACACTATGTTTGTTTACCATAAAATAAGTTACAATAATAAAATTGGTGCTTCTTTAGGTATGAAATTTCTAGAAAATTTCTCTCCAGATTATATTTCGTCTAAATACATGCAGAAACAGCTCGATTTTTGTAATGTCTTATCTGTAAAGCCTACTAAAACAGTTTTGTTTGGAATCGGCGGCGAAGAATGGAATCAATACAATCGTGGCAGCACTACTAACAGATTAAGTTTTCATAAACAATTTATTAAAGGACTAGATTATGCCCGTACAATCACATAATGATTGGGATCCACTTGAGGAAATCATAATAGGAACTGCTGATTTTAGTATGCATCCTACAATGAATAAAAGCACACACAGTTTTATCTATGGCGGAGAAAAGTATGACGACATAAAACAATTTGACGGCATTGAACACGAACAGTGGATAAAAGACGAAGCTAACGAAGATTTAGAAAGATTGTCCGATACTCTAAAAACTCTAGGAGTTAAAGTACGACGACCAGATAGTATAGATCATAGGAAAAAATTCAGTACCCCGGAGTGGGAGACTACAGGGTGGTATACATTCTGTCCTAGAGATTTGTTGTTACCCCTTGACAATTTAATTATAGAATGTCCAAGTCCAATGAGGGCTAGATATTTTGAAACTAGAGCATACTATAAACATTTATACGAATGGATGCAGGAAGGTACAGAATGGATTTGTGCTCCTAAACCTATTTTAACTGACGATAATTATCAGTTAGAAGACAGAACCGAAGCAACTTTAGTTGATAAAGAAATTATTTTTGATGCGCCAAATGTTGTAAGATTAGGAAAAGATTTATTATGTCAAGTATCTAACAGCGGAAATCTGCTAGGATTTAAATGGTTGAAGAGTATACTTGAACCAAGAGGATATAAATTACATGTAGCTGAACGATATTATAGTTTTGCACATTTTGATTCTACTGTTTTACCTTTACGACCAGGATTAGTGTTGTTTAATGCGGATAGATTAAACGAAAATTGGTACCCACCAATTTTTAAAGATTGGGATAAAATTTGGGTTACTGGAGATCAATTACATGTGCCTGCCGCAAATACTGGAGTAGCTCCGTGCAGTCCATATATTGGTTTAAACTTTTTAAGCGTGAATGAAAACCTAGTAATATGCGACATTGAACAAAATGAATTGCGCCGTATTCTAGATAAGCACGGAATTGAAACTATTGGATTGCCTTGCCGCCAAGCTAGGACAATGAGTGGAGGATTCCATTGTGCTACTTTAGATGTAAAACGTACCGGCGAGTTACAAGATTACTTTTCATAATGATAATTTTTAATCATATATCCCCTGCTTGGAATATCGATGATTTCAAAAGTTTAAACTATAAACGTGCCGAATACCGAGGATCGGATTTACTCAAGAAATATGTAGATGCAGGACATTCTATCGAGTCCTTAACACTTTATAATTATTTTGAACCAAATCCTATGCCAGCAGGTGTGTATGAAAATATCAAACCTTGTTTTCAGTACTTAAAAAACATAAGCATTGCAATCAACCTTTTCAATCCAGGCCAGTTTATTCCAAAACACAGTGATAGATATGATAGATATAGAGAACTTCATAATTTAAATTTCGATTACAATATTATAAGAATAGTTGTGATGTTAGAAGATGGTATAGAAGGACAAATATTAGAAATAGAAAATAAAGTATATTCGTTCTGGAAAGCAGGTGATTGTTTTGGGTGGACAGGCCATACA